GATGGGTCGGAGAAGCGGCAATACTGGCCTTCGTACCAAAGGGGCACCAGGCCGCACTCACCGTCTCGTTGTTTGGCGATAGCAATCACAGCTTCACCTTGGGGCTGGTTGCGCTCCCTGTTGAGCAATAGGACTAGATCAGCGTCCCTCTCAATCTGCCCAGAGTCCGCTAGGTCAGTGAGTCGAGGCACTCGGCCCTTGTCCTTTTCGTTCTCTCTGTTGAGCTGTGCCAGGGCAACCACGGCTGTCTTCGTATCGGAGGCCACGCCTTTGAGTCTACCAGAGACCTCGGCGATCTCGTACGTCTTTTTCTCTGCGGCTTTGGATCCATGGATCTTCTGGAGGTAATCCACCAGGACCAGCTTCACGCCCCATTTGCGTACAGCCCTGCGGATCACCGCGGTGATGGTGGCAATGTTGGACACACCGGATCCTGAGATGAAATGAATCGGGCTGCCTGCGATCTTGGCCGAGGCTGTGGACATGGCCTTCATGCCTCCCTGATCGAGCTGGCCGGTCTTGATGTCCTGCATGGGTATGCTGCCAACAGATGAGACCATCCGGCGCACGATGGACTCGTCGGACATCTCCAGGCTGATGAACAGGGTCGGGATCCTTGAGTCGATGCTGGCTGCCTTGGCGATGGCAATGGCAATGGCTGTCTTACCGATGCTTGGCCTGGCCGCAATGATGGCCAGCTCGCCGAACTGAAAACCATCGGTCATTTGGTCGAGCCTGTGGAAGCCCGAGGTGATACCAGAAAGCTGGCCCTGCCTTGAGAATCGTTCCTGGGTCGAGTCAATGAAACGACTGACAACCGACTTGGACGATTGGACTTCCTCCTTGGATGCCTCAACCGTGAGCCCTGCTTCGGCATTAGAGACGATTTGATCGACGGATAGGGTGGATACAGCGGATTCACGAATCAGACGGTCTCCAGCGGTTCTGAGCTGGCGTCTGTGGTGGGCCTCTAGGACGGCCTGAGCGAATGCCGGGTAGTTCGCTGGGCTTGGGCATAGCTCGTCGGCCTTGTTCAGAGCCTCGAAAGGCACTGGGGTCTGGCCCATGGAGCGCTTCCACTCTTTGACCACGGTGGCCATGTTGACCGGATCGCTCTTGGCAACGAGGCCTTTGGCGATCTCGAACACATGGTACAGATCGCTGTCCTGGAAGGCATCGGTGGGGATCTTGGCAAATACCTCATGGCAGACATCGGATCCACCGGAGAGACAGGCTCCGATCAGGCCAAACTCGTCGTCTTGGGCAAAGTAGGGGTCGCTCATTGCCATTCCGTGATGTCGGTGTTGTACGCGCCGGTGCCGTTGTTCCCAGAAGGGGAGGTGCTTCGAGACTTGTCGATCTCTCCGTTCCAGTTGTTCAACAGGGTCATTAGCTCACGTCGAAGGTATTTGTCGTCTGACTGGTAGCGTGCTTCTAGGGCAACCAAGTCTTCCTCCGGGGTGTTAAAGTCGAAGATCTCTTTCAAGGCCTTGATCTCCTTGGTGCTCCACTGGGTTGTTGGTCGACGGCGGATCATTGCACCGACTCGTAAACGGAAGGCTTCGAGGTCAGTTGAAAGCTCACGCGTGACAGCTCCTTCCTTTCCTTCCCTTCCCTTCCCTTCCTTACGGCACGCGTGGTCCTCGCGTGGCTCACGCGTGGCTGACGCGTCAGATTCCTCGGTATTTGCTGGTGTTTCTTCGATGTTTCCCTCCGGATCAGGTAAAACGGATTCGGATTCACGGTTGTTGATCACCTGGTGCTTAAGGAAGCTGGGAATCCATCCAAAGCACGCGTCACCCACGCGATACCTGAGAACGAAACCACGCGTGGTCAACGCGTCGAGCACGCGTGAAAAGTCGACGCCATCGTAGGGTAGAACCTGCACACCGATACGCCTAGGCTCCCACTTGAATCTGCCTTCTCGGTCAGCAATACACCAGAGGCCGGCGAAGGCCACACGAAGCGGCAGCTTGGTTTCTGCCTCGGCCTCAAACAGTCCCTCGTGGTGGAAGAACTCCGGTTTAATTGTGCGGATTCTCATAGGTCGCTTTCCTTTTCAAAGTCCAGTGCGTCAATTTGGCATCTCAACAACAAGAACCAGCCATTCGTCATTATGCCGCGGTCAGCAGCCTCTTTAAGAAGAGACATAGCCTCAAGGGGCCGCATTCCTGCGTGATCGGCAGCCTTTTCGATTGAGAAAACACACCCCTCGTCACACCAAATTGAGTTTTGTTCCAACTCGATCTGCCTAGCGATCTCAAGACACGCAGAATGCTCCCACGAGTCAAAGTACGTCATTCTTGAATATGATTCATCATGCCCCTCGGTGTGGCATTGACGGCAGAGCGTGTGCATTGATGCGTCAGGATACTCCCAAGGCTGCCTTCCTGAGATGTAGTAAAAATGGTGAACAGTCAGTGTGTTGGTTTCGGACTCGCACTTGATGCACCGGAAACCGTCTCTCGACATGATTTCAAGGCGCTTCTTCTGCCACCGTGGATCTTGGAGTTTTTCGGAGTATGTCATGATTCAAACAAAAATCCCCACCAGACACAGGGTAGGAGATCGCAGGAAGGAACTGCGAATGCCTGTGGTGGTGGGGATAAAAGTTGTCATGTCCTTCAGTTGATTTCGACGCTCACCTCCTACAGCTCACGTCGACGGGCTGCTCCCTAACTGCTGTTCTGGTCGTTGTCCAGCCTTCAGTAGGCCGGAATCAGAATATCCGCCACCTGCTGGGTTAGTTGCACGTCCCTCAGGCAGTAGTCGATGGCTGCCTGGCGGTCGGTATTCCACAGCAGACTGAAGTCGGCGCCGGTGCCTGTCTTGTCACCGAGGCCTAGGTGCCTGCTGATGGCTCCGAGGCTGCCATGGGCTCTGGAGTCCCCGAGCTGCCACACCTCGCGCAGGTCGATCACCAGATCGTTCCAGTAGCGTCCCTGGCGCAGCCAGTAGGGAGGTAGGATGCGGTGCTTCCAGGAGCGCTTCATGAGAAACGGTAGATCGAAGGCCTTAATGTTGAATCCGACCAGCTTGGGCTGCCGCTCGTAGTAGTTTAACAGCTCCCACCATTCCCGGAGCATGGCGGCCTCGTTGTCCTCGTTCTTGAGCACTCCTAGGTGCTGGTGCTCGAAACGGTAGCCGATGCATAGGATCTGGCCTGAGAGCGCATCTAGGGCTGCGTTCCGGATGTAGTCGGCGGCGTGGTTCTCCTCGGCTGTCCGGATCTTTTCGGCGATCAGGTCCGGGTTCTTGATGTTGCCGAGTTTGACCTGCGACGGGTCGAACGGCGGGATGTGGAGTTGGTCGAGCGGTAGAGGCCCGGTCTCGATGTCGAAGATGATGGTTGGATTGGCTGGCATTGTTCTATTGGTTGAGATTGTTGCGCGTTTGTCTGGATGCGCGCCCCCCAGTTCCCCCGAGTCCCCGACAGCAACAGGCTGCCGGAAAGTTGTCAGATCTGTTTGCCGCAATGAGGGCAGACGGTCTTGGTCAATGGCTGTCTTACGGTGGGCACGCCCAGCCATTCGCAGATTTCGCGGTACGAGACCCACCCGAACCCACGCACCGACCTGGGCTGCAGGTGGCCTAGGTTGTAGAGGTCCAGGGCCTCCTGCCGACTCTTGATGGCCAGGCTTTCAAGGATGTTGAACGTCCTGGTCGAGAACGGGAAGCCCCACACCCGCAGGATCTCCTCGTGCTTCTGTGCTGCCTGCTCGATCTGGTTGATCCTCTGCCGGCTCAGGTTGAACCGTTTGCCGATCTCCTCGAGGGTGTAGCCTTCGGATCTGAGCTGCACCACCTCGGGCACCATGTGGGTCAGCTTCATGGTGGGTTTGCGGGTCTTCATGGCTTAGAAGGGCACGTCGTCAAAGTCGGGCTCGTCGGCCTTGGCCAGCTCCTCGAGGCGCTTGGTAACTGCGGCGATCAGTGCGATGTCCTCCGGGCTCTTGCCTGGGCTCACCTTAGCCTTGGGCAGCCAATGCTCGGCCAGGCCGCGCACGGCGTCCGTGGTCAGCTCGGAGAGCGGCACGCCCTTGAACTTGCCGACGTGGACCTTGACCTCGCCGATCTTCACCGGCGCCGCCGTAGCCGGCACCACGATCTTCACCTGTTCGTCTTCCCGGGGCGGCCTGTCCTCCAGGCGTACCCATAAGCCTGAAGGCTTGAGCGGCTCGCCGCTCTTGTGGGGCATGATCAGCTTGATGTTGCTGAAGGTCTTGGTGCCGTCCCTCGATTGCTCGTGAACGATCACCACGGTGGCCGGCCTTCCGATCAGGCTGTCGAGGTTGAGGCTGACAGTCTCCTCGGCCGTAAGGGCTCGACCATGCCAGTCCTTGAGGAACTTGGTCAGGCCGGCCTTCTCGTGGAGCGATGCCGTCATCGGGGCTGTCATCACCACCCAGGGCTGCACCGGGTTGCGGGACTGGTCGATCAGAT